TTGCCATCTGCGCTTCCTGTACTCCTTCATCCAAGGTTCTTCGCTCGGATGTTGAGCATTGAGGAGTTTTTCGGGATACTCGTTCTCGAAGTGATACTCCAATTCTTCGGCTTTTTCACGAGCATACTTGATATAGTCGTGCCTGCCTTCCCGGATTTCCCGATCGAGCAACTTAGATAGGAGCATCCCGATTAACTCTTCCATTTTAGCCTAAATTATAACTCTGGACAATCAACAATAAGTGTGATGGTTTCCTGACCGAAGACACATCCATATTCATTGGTCACAGTGACCGTGAAGATGTAAGTGCCGACAAAGGTGTTAGGATTCCAGGTCAGAACACCAGTTTCAGGATCAATTTCAAGCCCAATTTCGGTGATGTCATCACTTCCACTTACTTGCTCAATTGACCATACTTGCTCAGGCGCACCAGAGATTGCACCAATGTTCAGCACACTTGAAAAAGTAACAGTCTGTGGGTCTGTGCATGCACTTGTGATAGTGTTGCCAACATAGGTGCTGCCTGAACCTCCGGTAAAGCTGATGATGTAATACAGACCCTCAAGAAAGGTATCGGTATCAAACTCATAAGGCAAAGGATTGACCTTGCTCACCCAGTTTACAGACACTTCAGCCATCTGGTAGGTGTTTAGGTCAGCAGTGATGATAGGATCACCGATAACTGTCACATAGTAGCCAGAGGCATCCCAGATGCGACCAGGAGTGAAGTAATAGAAGTCGAAGTTTTGAGCTGAGCCAAGGATGTCATTGTAGAACTGTATGTTGTTCTGAGTGACCTGCATGTCCTGATAAGTCAGAGTGTGAGTCTTAGCCAGAGCCTTGGTGTTCTGCATCCCACGACCAGCAACAGTAGCTGTTTCTGGCCTTGGCTTTTCACCGGAGGTATTGAAGACCAGATATGCCTCACCATTTAGGTAGCGGTCATATAGCGCAGCAATCCAGCTGTCAGCTGTGGATTTCTCCTGAGTAGTTAAGGCAGATGACTTACGAACATAAGCCACCGCCACGATCTTATTCTGAAATTCTGGATCGCACAGATAATTTTGATAGCACCCTACATCGGGGCATGTTAATGAGAAAATTGACATTGTTGTATTAGCAAGTTAAGCAACTTGAGTTCCTTGGCTGAAAGCCTTGAATGAGTGCCTGAAACTTCATTTGTGATAAAGTCTCAAAAGAGCTTTGTGTAGTGAAGTCCTGAGTGGTGGCTACCTCAATATCCCCTTTCACAAAGATTGACTTCCCTTCCCAGATTAGGTATGGATGCCGGGTGGCATCGGTCATCGCAAGCTGTGTCTCCAGGTCAAAGAAATCTGTATGCAAATCTAATGATAAATCCTGCTTGTTCTGAGGTCTTCTGTGGACACCATTGCTCTGCCTGTATAAGCTCTCCTCAATCACAGGCTTCTCTCCTCCACCATTCAATCCAATGCGTACACGCTGCTTCCAGTTGTCAAAGTACTCAAAGCCTTGTGCAACCTGGTTGCTATCTGCCCAAAACTCTAAGATTGTAGAAAAACAATCAGAGGCATCAATGTTAATGATGTTGCTGAGTGAGTATAAGGCATAATCAGTATCTGTACCAGGTGTAGGAGTGCAAACGCAGGATTGAAATGCAGTATTTGCAATTAATTCCAAAAGGTTGTCTGACCCATCTACAGCTGCAAAAACCATTCTTAGGTTTGTATCACAAGGAACATTAGCTGTCCATGTAATGGATAGATTTGAATTACAAGGATCTTCTCCACAATCTGGCTGAACTAATGATACTGATACACCCGGTATTGTATCAAGCCAATTTGCTATTGTAATTATTGGCTCACATGAAGGTGTTACTGGATAAATGTCTGCTATTGGGAATTTATAAAGGCAAGACTTATTTTCATAAGGAGAATTGTCTGTCGTTAAAAATAATCCTACAAATCCAGTTGGATAGTCATTAAGCATAATAAAAGGTTCACACCCTTCTATGTTTGTTATGCTAAAAGTACTCTCACAATCTGGCTCACATGGGCAGCAAGCTGCTTCTGTTTGAAACCAAGGATATTCTGTATTATAACATGAATCTGCATCTCCGTTACAAACCTGAAAAACTTCATCTGATTCACATTCTATTTCTTTTGTCCAAACAAATGAAATAAATGGGCCTTCTTCATCATAGGCAGCAACCATTCCAGGGATAGTAGCATTTGCCCATGCTACAAATTCTGCACCTGTAACAATACTTGAAACAGTATACACATAAACAGAACTACCAAGGCTAAACCTAACATATGGGTTAAGATTACCAACAAGACCATTTACGGCATTAATAAATTCTTCACTATCAACTTGATCATATGCAAACTGAAATTCAATCGTACAATTGTTTGATTGTGGTGGTTGCTCTCCCGGTGTCTTATAGATCCCCATCCGATAGCAACCCTGTTTACTTGGGATTGTTACGGATGCCTGATGCTGTGTCTTTAATGGATAGGATGTAGTAAGGTCTGCCGGATCAATAAATTGATACTCCTCATCATCATTATTAGTCATCATCATCTGGATGCCACATGAGCAACTTTCTTGTGAACTTAATGTAAAGGTGAATGTAGCCGGACTGGATTGTGATGGTATGGATACGGATGCAGACTGCACAATCTCAGGCCACTCAATTGCATCAAAGGCATTAATAAATAATTGCCTGTCATTTGTGGTTAAGGTAGCAGCAGGAATTGTGCCTATTACAGACCCAATCAACTCTCCGGTGCAACTGACTAATTGAAATCTTATCTCCGGCTGATCCCACTCAAGATCATCATACACATCCCACCATTGGCTGTAACCAATAATAGAGGTACTTGGTGTCCAGTAGAATCCTGTTAACTCAAAGGTAACAGGCTCAATGACTGCCTCCCCTATCTTCTGGACAAATTCTCCAGACTCCGTAAACAAACCTACATCTGCTGAATCTATGCCCTTTAGATTGCCATCTACAATATTAAACTGCCATTGATCCCCTGGCTTTGCAGGCATAGGGTAAAACTCCTTGCTCTGGTAGCATCCAGAGGTAAACTCTACAAACTCCAAATCATAGGTACTGTTTGGATATAACCATCTTCCGGCCTGATTAGGCTCATAGGGAAGTGCCGTTGATTCAGTATAGTTAGTCAGGAAGTCATACGGTGTAGCAGTATCGGTTACAAACCTTTGCCAAAGCCATGTAGTATCTTTTCTGCCAACCAGAGTAAATGCCCTCCTGCCTGTATTGATAAAATTGAATTGATACCTGACATAGGTTATTGAAACTGGAGCATTATAATTGGTTGTCCACCCATCTGGTGGATTAGCAGCCAATTGATTGTAAATTTCTATCCCTTCAAATAACGATGTATCGGTAAATGATGACTGAATGATTCTCTCCATTATAGAAAGAACATACGAGTCATCTGCGGATAGCTGCGGCAATTCAAATGTCCTTTGATTTTCATAGGGATTTGCCGGTGCAGGGAATCTATTAATTGCACCCGAATCCAGTTTCCAGTCTTTGCCTCTGGCAAGACCAGAGGTGGCCACTAAAGACATTGGATCAAATGAGTATGTAATTGGGAAGAAGGCAGAGCCATTCATATCCACCACATTCAATGCCTCCTTTACCTTTTGCTCTGTCTCAATTAGAGGGGCATCAAATGTTCCAGTATATGTTCCCGGAGCAAAGGCATTTAGTAGAGAAGTAATTAATACCTTTCCTGATCCGGTAGCTGTTCCAGTAATGGTAAACTCCTGAGTATTATCGGTGGCATATAGTGCCTCATCCTTTACCGAAATGACAAAGATGTAGTCAGGGCCAACAAAGGTCAATGTCCCAGTCACTACAAAGTTGCCAAAGTATGGACCTACATTGTAATTACTTACTATGGAGTTGACTGCTGATTTTAATTGACTAAATGTTGTAGTTCCGACAACTGAGATGCTTGGGAATGCTGCTGTAACAGCTACATACACCTCATTCAATAGGTCAGATACTATCTGATTGTCCGGATAGAATCCTGCGTTCCATCCGGTTTCAAATCGGTAGAAAGGATGTGTATTAGCCATTAGAAAGTATTGAATCTGCCCTCACTATCTGCCCAGGTTATCTTTGCCATGACAAAGTCCTGAATGATGATTGGTTCATCAATTAAAGCCATGTAGAAGTCATACTCACCCATTGAATCAGGTGTTCCGCACTCAACTACTTGGCCTGATGAGTTGACACAGGTAGAGTTGTCGGCATTTAAATTCACATAGGCTGCACTAACACTTACCGGAATTTCAACATCATTGATAAATGCCCATATGCGGTACTTCAGCCTAATGTAAAATCCATAGTTAGCATCTGACTGGATTTCCAATCCTGCCCAACTAACCCATCTCTCCATGTCAGCCACAACCGGATGGTTGCTGATCTGATAAAGAGTGTAACCTTGATATTGTTTTTGATTCATACTTGTCTGCTAAGTGCAGTATTGAATTGTTGAATTAAAATATATAATGTTTTTGCCTGTATAGGAGTCAATGACCTACCACCATGAGCAACTGCTATTTCTTGTGCGGATGGATTATCTCTTGATGCTCCTGCATTTCTTGCTCCATAGGTTATTGTATTTGCTGTGTTAGATGTAGTAGATGCTGTATTCGTAACATTTAGAATACCATTGAAATAACTTCTTATAATTGTTGAGGAAACCCTTGAACCAAGCCAATACCCTCTTGTATCTGTGATTCCGGTGTAAAATGTAACACTACTGCTTCCCATAATTACATTACCTGAGTTAGCAGAGGTAGATGTATTTATTTGAAAGAATGGCCCAATACCGGAAGTCCATGCACCAACAGATATGTTTAAAACAGCAGTATTTGTCCTGATGTAAATACCAATGTGACTATCATTTAGGTTAGCTGCGGTACTTGGCACATATCCAAAACTTGCGTAATTAGCTGTATTAGCTGTTGTTGGCTTCATGCCGGTTGATGCGAAAGTCCATGAGCCAAAGAAGGTAATGTCATAGGTTGAGCCAAATAAATCCAATGCCATGTGTGCGGCTGCATTGCCCATGCATGGGTGAAACCATTGCATCTGTGCAAGGATGCCATTTGTTGCCATTCCCCAGACCAGATTATTCAAGGCATTCATTTCATTTGTATTGACACTATATCCTGCTATCCGTAACCTATTAAGATAACTTGCAGCATTAGGATGCAATGTCTGCTGAATTGCCGTAGCATCACCAATTACCCTTGTTGATGGACTTCCTCCGTATATAGTGGTAAGTGGCATTAATTCAAATAAGTTGCGTGAAGGATGGATGCACTAATTGTATTTGCAGGATCAGCAGTCACCCAGTCAGCTTGCAAATCAATCGCAAGTGTACCAGTAGTATTTATAGATGCTGATGTTGTACTAATTTGAAAGAAACTTTCAATGTTAGTTGTGTTGTGATTTATTTTTCCAACCCCCATAAACTGAATAGTTCCGGCTGCTCCGGCAGTTCTACAAGTCAATGTAAACTCAGCATCATAATATCTATTTGTTATAGAGTTACCATGAGATAGGCTTATAGTACCTACTGCAACACCGCCAATTGTTAATTTTAAGTCACAAGTCTGTCCACTTCCTGCACAACCAAATGCACCCGAAACAAACACCTTAATTGTCTTACCTACTCCAAAGAAATTAGCCGGAAGTGTAGTCACTCCTGTAACTGTGCCAATTAGTGTAGTGGATGCAGCAGTATTGGCAACAGTTACCGTTGAGGTCTGTGCGAAAATGCCTAAAGCTGTCAGGTCTGCACCCTTGGTCAATGTACCATTGGCATCAGCCTGAATTAAACCTGTGCCACTTGTTGCCAGGTCTGGATTTCGGTCTAAGGTCAGAATCTTAGTGTAAGCAGAATCCTTACGCATCGTAAGGCTTGTGTTGCTGCTTGTAGTATCACACCAGATTGAGCCATTGGTTGTGCCTGTTGGTGTCACTCCAGATGATGGAGCAAGTATAAGCGAAGGATTAGCAGCAACTGGAGCAGCCAAGTCAAGCCTACCAGCAGGAGAGGCAACACCTATGCCTAATCTATCATTGGCGGTGTCATAGTTTAATAGACTATCCTGATTGAGAACTTGATTTCCTCCAGATGTAGTGGTGAGCAATAGCCTTCCGGCAGTTGCACCGGAGACAATTGAAGTACCTAATGTCAAACTTCCTGCACCACCAGTATATTGAGGAATGTTTAAAACTCCTACTGACAATGTAGCTGGTCCACTTGTTCCTGTGGTTGTTAGAGTAATCTCCTCAATTGCTCCTGGTGATGCTGCTGATGTCCTGCCAAGCAATCTGGAAGTTGCCATTGTAAGACCAGAACCTGTTACTGCACCAGGCGCAACAAAATCAGTTCCGGCAGTAGCATTAGTGATACTTGTTGCCCCACTAAATTTAGCCATCTGATTATTTGTTGGAGTACCAGTAGTAGTAACTGTTCCTGTTCCTCCGCTACCACTTGATGCAGAAGTTACTCTTCCTGTAGCATCAACCTGTATGTTGGCATTAGTATATGTTCCTGCTGGACTTGGAGTTAATGATTTTAAGTTTATAACTCCAGATGCTGCCTGAAAATCTGTGTTGGCAAATGTTGCTGCACCTTTAGTAGTGCCATCAGCAGCAGCATCCTGAATGCCTATGTTTGGGGCAGTAGATGAGCCACTATTAGTTATTGGAGCAGTAACAGAAACAGAAGTAACCCCTCCAGGAGATCCATTAGCTGCTGCTGTAATCCTGCCTTGTTGATCAACGGTTATGTTGGCATTGGTATAGCTATTAGGTGTAACAGCAGTATCAGCCAGATTTAAAGTAACTGCTCCAGATGTTCCTCCTCCACTCAATCCTGTTCCGGCAGTTACCGCTGTGATGTCTCCACCACCTCCTCCTCCAGAGATAGGGAAAAAGCCTACCATCCTCCAGTTGCCAGAACCCTCACTCACAAGCATGGCACAGTCTCCGGCAGCAGTAGTTATGTCTGAGCCACCGGGAAGAATCAAGGTAGCTGAGTCAGTCAGAGTGCATACACCATCAAAGACAAGGATAAACCTTGCTCCTGCCGGACAAGTGCCAAATGAATTTATGCCATTAAATGCCCCTGTGATGTGTAGGTAGTTTCCGGTGGCAGTTGACAGGTTAACACTTGCCGATGCAGCTAATGCACTTCCTTCGGCCTCATATAGGGCATTCTCCAAGGTGTTAACATCCTTCTGAGTCAGGAAGGAATCAACCCCACTCTCCAACCAACCTCTTAGGTCAGCCGGAGAAATAAGTTGTGAGGTATTGTCTGGAAAATTGGTAGAACTGAGTGCATCTAAGGCACTCCTGGTTATGTTAGCCATACTTAGCCATTCTCATATCCATCGTCAAATCCTGCACTGAATGCTCCACCCAAGGCAGAATCTAAGTTAGACATTAGTAATGTAAAATTGGTCGTACCTCCGGAGGCATCTTCCGGTTGATTGGTGGCCTGAGTTATAAAACCTTCAATCACTAAACTGCCAGAGGTGAGCCGGACTTTCTTGTACTGCTCATCCTGAGACAAAGTTAAGAAATCACAGAGACTTTGAGGATAACTAAATGATACCTCTATTGGCTTGAAAAGATAGTCCTTGTACTCATCGGCCAGAATCAAAGTAGAAATATCATAGTTCTCATTGACAGTCTGTGATGGCAATGCGAACATTTCACAAATGATATAATCTGAATCAATTGAACTTGAAAAACTTGTCTGATATTGCCCTACCTGATAGCGAAGGTTTGGATATGGATAAGCAATCGTTAATGGAACTCCATAGGTATGCATTCCTAAAACCTTCCACCACCGATATGCCACTCTGGCCGGTGTATGATAGATATTATAAAGTCCATTTAAAAATCCGGATGTGTTCCCTACGATATTTGAACTAAGACTGGCTGTTCCGGCTAAAAGAGTAACAGATCCAGTTTCCTCTGGTAGATTATATCTTGAATTTTCAATATTAGCTATTGTAAGGTCATCGTTATTTATCCAAACTATAAAAATGTCATAATCATTAGGTCTGTCTGATGTAGCTGCGGCTGCTGTTAATTCAAACATCCTCCTATAAAACTCAATGCTAATTCCTTCTGCTATTATATCTGATCTAATATCAAGTTTAGCAGAAGAGCCTTCGTTCATTGCCTTATTTGGAACAAAATAGTTTCTGTCAGTATGAATTGCATAAGTTCCAGTAAGCTGAATGTTTTTCCATTTGTCTGTATAGCCAATAGTAAAGTTGTTTTTAAGTATATCAACTTTAGCCATCTGGTCAATCTCTCCTACATTTGAAAATGTCTGACTAACCAGATTCTGATAAAAGTATTCTCTTGGCTCTACTCTAATTTTCCACTCTGAACCAGTCCATTCAAATGCCCAACCAAGGCAAAATATCTTATCAAGATTTTCAAAGCTAAACTTCCAAGTAGTTTTTAATTGATTAAATCCTGAAATTTCCGATGCTCCTCTTAATCTTAGACCATTGGTTAAGGCATTATTCCAATAACAACCTCCTGCTGACTCACTAAATGTATCTGAAAGTAGTTTGTTATTGCTTCCGGTAAGGGTATAAATAATTCTGTTTAGCCATTGTTCAATGGTTAACATTTTACAAATACTGGCAAATTGAGATTCACTATTTTCAGTTAATTTAAATGTAACATTGTCTATGGTTACATCTGACTGATTTGGATTCCCAAAATAGCTTGCATAAACTAAAAGGTTAACCTTAATGCCTGGCGGTACTGTAAGAATTTCATTTGTAAAGCTTACACTATAGTTTTGAGTTGTTAATGGTCCTTGAGTAGTGTTAAAAACATATTGAGGAGGTCCAGGGACATTACCATTAAAATTCACAAAGTAAACCTGAACATCTATCGTATTACTTGGATTGTCATTATAAACTGTTAAGTCTAATGATCCGGTTGCACTTAGTGTTCTTGTTATATTAGCATTATTTACAAAAAATGGACTCTGACCCCATATTGCAGGATATATGTAAATTAGGTCTGTATTAAATGCAGTTCCATATTGTTCTTTAAAATCATAGGATGACCAATACAATGGTACTATTACATCCTCATTACTGTTTTGAATATGATTTCTTGAACTCAACGATCTTGCATATCCTTCCAAAAACAACTCCTGCTTGTGCAACCTGATGTCTCTAAAGGTCAGAGCCGGAATCGTATCATCATTCAAATCTTTTGTACCATTTAAATCAATCTCTACATCCTGTCTGGATTTAAACTGCTCCCTAAATTCATCATCAATAATTCCTACCTTAACCTCCCAGGAATCCGTATCACAGACATTATGCTCTTCATAAATTGCCATGTTCAGGAATCCCTGAAACTCATAAGGCTCATTATTGTACCCTACATCAGAAGTGATAGTAATGGCAATAGGCTGATTGATGAAGAATTGGTCATAGATTGACTTAATATACCTTGCTCCCTCCGCATAGAATTTCACCTCAGTGCTGAATGGCTGATCTATGCCATGAGATTCCATACGGATGGCTGTGAACTCCACAGCATCCCAGCCTATTGGCTCTTCTACTTCATTGCCATCAAGAAAAAACTTCCAGTTTGCCATTAGTCTTTTAGTCCAAATCGGTTGTTAAGTATTCTGGTGCTGCGCCTTGGTGTCCTGATGAACTTCTCAAAGCCTCTCTCATCCATGTTGAGCTGAGTGATAGGCAAGCCTTTCAGGATGCTGCCAAGCTCATCCAACTTGCCAATCATTGGGCTTGCTGTGCTGCTCGTCCGGCTGGCATAGTGGTTAGCCAGGAACAGCTCCTGCTTGTTTAGTGCATGGTTAGGAATTACCTGTGCGCCTTTAGGCAGGTCAACCAAGGTAGCAGTCGGTGGAGTGAAATAGACCTTGCCAGACTCAGTCACAACCTTCTCAACTCCTCGCTCACCAACAATTGCCTTACCTCCTTTGAATGGCTTGCCCTTCGTACCTTCTGCGAACTCAGGCACTGGTTGAGCCATTATAAAGCCAATCTGGGCAGCTGCAATACCTGCTGATAAGGCTGCAAGTGGAGCAGTTAAAGGATTTGCACTATACTTTACAAGTTGTTGACCTAATTCACTGGAGCAAGGTCATCTCATTACTAAGATTAGCCTGGTAGATGTCAAATGCACCTGAGACCAGCACTTGGCCTAATTCGAAGGCTTTCTCACGGATGGCTGCTCTTCTTCTCTCCTCCTCCTCAATTACTCTGGTCATCTCCTTGACAATCTCTGCCTGCCTCTTCTGGTCTTCCTCCATGTTTTTGAGATTGTCCTTCATCATTTTAGACCTCATACTTTGCAACTCTTCTTCAGTCTGGACAGCACTTTGATAGTTTTCCATCCGAAGTTCTTCAGCCTGCTGATTAAAGTCCTTCTCCGCATTTAGCCTTTGCAGATTAGTATTGCCTATTTCAACCTGTGTAAATAATTGAGCATATTGTTTTTGTAGCTTTAGTTTAGCTTCTAAAAATGCTTTTTCTGCCCCAATATTCGCAAGTGGGTCATTATACAACTGACCAATTAAAACTCTCTGCTGCCTGAGCAGTTCCAGCATTTTTAGTTTAGCATTATACTCATCCTTTAACTGCTTATCTGTTTTTTCAACCTCAACACTAATATTTTGCCTTGTCTTTAACTCTTCATTATAAGCATCTAAAATAGATTTCTGATTAGTGTACTTATCTCTAAGTATATTAAGTTGCTTAAGCTCTGCTTCGGTTACATCCTGATCTCTAACTGCCTTTTCATCAGCTATGTCAAATTGCTTTTTGATATTATCAAGTCTAACCTCTTCAACCTGAATTTGCGCTCTTAGTGCATTATTGCTAAGTAATGATGTTTGCTTTAAGGCTTCATTATAAGCCTTTTGACTTGCTTCGGCATCTTTGTCTGCTTGAGTTTCTAAAAGTTTATTGGCAGCATCTAAAGCCTTTTGAAGAAGTTGTCCAACTAATGATGCTGGCTCAAGCAAACCTCTGCCAAGTCTGGTTTTAAGAATCTCAAAAGCATTGTTAATCTTATTTACATTAGCTGCTAAACCATCTTGTCCAGCTGCTGCTGCTGATGCCTTACCTAATGCTTCGGTAAATGGAATAATAAAGTCCTTTGATGCCAACTTACCTGTTGCCATCATTTTATTTAATTCTCGCTCAGTTACACCCATTGATTTAGCAGCAATGGAAAATGCTCCTGGTATGCGCTCACCAATTTGACCTCGCAGTTCCTCGGCTTGAACTGTTCCTTTAGAAATTATTTGTCCAAGTGCCAAGAATACACCTCTTGCATCTTCTGAACTTAGGCCAAATGCCTTGACAGCAGTCGCAACATTTTCAAAAATTCTTTGCGTCTGTGAGGCTGAAATTCCTGCCTGACTTGTTGCCCCAGATAAGGTCTTAAAACCAGCTACTGATGCTGTAAGGCTAACACCAAGTCTATTAGCAGTTTCAGTTAAAAATGCCATTGATCTTGCTCCAGCAGTTGCAGAACCAGCTGTGAAGTTTAGGACTTTTTGAAAATTATCAAATTGAAGTGTGGCCTGAAAAACAGATTCAGCAAATCTTTTAATTTCATTGTATGCAAAAATGCCCACAACAGCCTTTGCTGCTCTATTGGCTATTTTTTCAAGATTGCCTAAACTTTTATCTGTATTGTTAGCCTCCGAATTAAATTTCTTAAGCTCAGCAAGAGCCTGCTTCTCCTCTGCCGTGAGCTTGTCAAAAGCATTAGCAGCTGCCTCCAGATTGGCTGTCTCTACGACATACCTAATCTTGATGTCATTACTTGATAATGTTGCCATGCCCCAAAGATAGGCAATAAAAAAGCCACCGGAATCCGATGGCTCTTTGCCTCTGAAATAATCTAAACCAAAACACTATGATTTCTCAATCATGTTCTCACTCGTTTCTGTTTCTTCTGGTCTGCAATATAGCTGCTCAGAATTAAATAGTACTCGTAGATTGGCCTTTCGACCAGGTGCTTAATTCTTGCAGAATCTCCATTTGCAACTCTATACTGCTCATCAAATCGCTGCCTGTGCTGTCTGGTGATTGCAGTCCAATAATGTGCTTCAGGTTGTTTAGGTTTTGGAGAGTTTCGGCCTGCAAATAGGTCGGAAAATTCTGACTGTATTCGGTCAAAGAGGGCAGAAAGGCGTACTCCGGCAGATTCAAAAAAAAACCTTGAACATCGTTATGCTCCATCCAATGCTGCAGCTTCTGCTTGTTGTATGGATATTGATAATCCAATGGATTCTCATGCTCGTCAAAGTAAAGCACCGTTGCCAGCTTCAGCTGCCTGACCAGGCTAACCGATAGCTCCATCTGTTCCTTTAGCCTGGAGGCAAGGATGCCTATCTCGTACAGCTTCTTGTCATCCTTCTTCTTCTTGTCCAGAAGAAGATTGATTAGGCCATTGTTCCAGCCTTTAAGATAGTCTGGGTTGATTTGCCAGAGTTCTTCAGTGAATATGTCTCTGGCAGCCACTGCCCTTTGGAATGGCACATTGACCTCTGCCGAGAACTTGAAATAGTTGATGCCTCCAGAGGTGAAAGCAAACTCAATCTGATCCCACCTTTCCTTTGGGGCTACACCCCTGTAAAGTATTCTGCCTGCTTGTTCCTGTACAGGAGCTTCTTCTGCCACTTGTTGAGCAGGAGCAGCATCATGTGATTTGCGCCTAAATAAATTGAGCATAAAAGGAATGGATAGTCAAAGTATAGCCAGCTGATGGCAAGGAACTGCCATGCACCGGAGCAGATTGGGCATTCACCCAGCGGTTTGGCTAAGTAGGTCGGTAGCCTTTGGATTTGGGAGAGGTAGAACTGCCCAAGTGGGTGATCCTCCAACAGGTAGTCCAGAAACAATGAGAAGGATGCGCTGAGTGCAGCTATCAGCAGCAACATCAGCAGGCTCGGCATCGTTAGGTAATTCGATAAGGCAGCAGCCTCTGCGCCTGCCACCGCAACTTGCATTAATATCATGGTAATTCATTGTCTATGGCATTGATTGTAATATTGTTCTCCTCAAAACTTGAGTAAGTGATCATAAATGTTATGCAGATATGAGTGTAGGTCTTGCCATCCTTAGCAATAAACTCAATGATGTTTCCAGTTTCTGGGTCTGTGAAACTTAACTCATACTGCCCAGCATAAGGATTAAAGAATCCTTCTGGAAGCCCTTCCATATCAACCTCCACAAATCCATTAGGATCAATGGATAGTGATTGCTGCACTCTGACATTTACTCCAGGCTTAACTATGTTGGTCAATACTCCAGATTCAAAAACTGCTGGAGGAGTCTTAATAAAGACACCTGCCGGACAGCTTAGATATGGCTGACAAATCTTATAACAATTAGTGCAACATAGTGCCATACTTTTCCAGATTAAAGTTGCTTGTGATCTCGGCAAAGTTAGAGAAAATAAAATAGCGGAAGGCATCCAGAGCATGCGACTTGTCCGGGTTCTTGTTTTTCCACTGGTCAAGGCTTCCTTGCCTGTCAACTTTCGCCTCCTTCAGATCAGTAACTAACTCATCGCACCTCTTGCCACTAATCTGCACCTTGGCCTTCTGGAAGATCAGGATAGTGACCAGCCTGCTGGCTATGTGGCTTGGGTTTGACCGAGGCACTTGCAACTGCATGTCTGGGATGCCCAGGTAATTCTTGATTAGTGAGTAGGCACTGATGTTGTCTTGCGTAAACGCATTCCTGCTCGCTCCAGAGGCATCACCGTTGATGATGTAGGTCATGTCTGGGAACTCCTGCCGGATGGTCTGGCATAGTGCTGCAAGGTCTCCGATGCGATAGACCTTGATGATGTTGATGGTCGCATAGAATAGCCCCTCCTCGCTGTTCTTGATGTACTGGCTGACCACGCATGTGTTGGTGACATTGAAGTCAAAGCTGAGGTACAGGTTATGCACCGGAGAGGCTTTGATGTAGCCATCATATACATGCTTGCTGTACTCAAAGCTGGTGGCAAAGAGCGACTCCCTATCCCAGATGCCCCACTGCCCAAGAGCATAGACTTCGTAGTAGGTCTGACTTACCTGCCGGAGTGCCTCCATCCTGGTGACATACTCATCATCGAGGAAGTTGAGAGCATCACGGTAAGTGCCATGCAGCCGGAGTATCTGGTTCTGCTCCTTGGCTGGCACATCGTCAAAAAACCTTTTCTTAATCCAGTGGCTGTCGGAGACCGGATTGAATGTAAGGAAGAATCGCTTTGGCTGCTCTGACTTACCCCTGAGTCGCAGAGTGATCTGAGTGAAGTCCTCCAGACTTAGTTCAGTGGCTTCCTCAATCCAGATGTACTTTGCCTGGGAGAGTGACTTCAGCTTTTCAGGATCATCACAGCCAAGGAAGACAATCTTATTGCTGCCGGATTGCAGCTCAAGGTATCCGGTTTTAGCCTTAACGAGCTTCTCAAATCCCCACTGGCTAATCTTGTTCCTGAAGTCAGCAAAGACTGAGTTGCGGAGAGTGCTGGCTACCTTTCTGATGACAAAGTAAGTCTGGAACTGGTTGGCCTTATGGTTGCATATCTCAGCCAGCAGAAGCTGAATCATGGTCTGGCTCTTGCCTGATCCTGCCCCACCCCAGAGGATGTTGTAGGTCTTAGGCTCAACCAGAGCAGGCAGATACTTCTGACTCCATAGGTCAGCAGATGACAAGTCAATTATTGCCATCAGTCTGCCTGATCCTCCTTGCGTAGAACTTTAGGCACAATGACCTCATGCATCTGCACGGTCATCTGTTCTTGGTTCATCAGGCCAAGGTCTCTGGCTATGATATTGTGATTAAAGAAGCCAGAAGAAGCACCTTCGAACTTCTGCAATCGGATGGCTTCCTCTATGCGTGTAAAGACCTTATTGAAGTCTTCTGATTTGTTTCTATAAACAGCTAAGGTTGCCCAGCAGCTAAAGCCACAAGCAAGCGCAAAGCCATCCTTTGTCAGCACTCTTTTCTTTGGGATTTCAACCCTCATTGCATCCTTGCCTCTGAAGTCCACCTCAATGAGTGGATTCTCCTCAGCCCACTGAACATATTGTTCAAAGTTGGTCAGGATTTCATCTGGTGATTTGAATTTGCCATCAAGACCATGCTTGAGGCGAAGTTGCCAACAATTGTTTCCTTTCGGTGCTGCCATAAATTGTACCGGGATTGCTCCCCTGGTTAGGTGATAAATTATTTTTTCTTAGCTGCCTTTTTAGCCTTCTTAGCCACAGATAGCGCAATGGCTACTGCCTGCTTCTGAGGCTTGCCTCGCTTCATTTCGGTCTTTATGTTGCTGCTCACGGTCTTAGCAGAATATCCTTTCTTGAGTGGCATAGTCTTAAAATTGTTTCCGCAAAGATAGGTATTTCACAATCGCCTCATACATGTCCTTTTGGTTCTGCCAGCGTTTCATGTGTCCTTCATGGCCTCCTTTGGACAGTTTGACTTCCAGATGCCTGATTTTGCGAGTGAGAAATTCAAGGCAGTCCTGATACTTAAATTCGTTTGGAATAGATTGATACATAAGGTCGTTCTGATATGTTACATTGGTCTGCCAGAGTTCTGGCATTTGGCTTAGGTTAATTTCAGAAAGGTACATCATCAAATGGAAGTGTGTCTTGAAAGTTTGGTGCAATTACTTGTGGACTTGGCAAGTAAGCACGAAGATTTAAGTCTCCCAATATTTTTTCCATTGGATCATGTCCGTTAAATAAAAATCTTCGTTT